GTTGCTGATTTCTCAAAAGCAAGAATTAGTCCTATGGTTGCCTCGTCTCCACATCTTAGTAAAATCGTAGAGGGGGGGATAGAGTTAAAACAAATAGGAGCTTCTTTCATTTATTTTAGAGGTGCTTGGAGTGAAAGGCAGGCAATCTCGGTTGACAGCGACTTTAATATTCACGATGAAATAGACTTCTCAAAGCCCGACATAATTGATATGTATAAGGAACGTATGTCGCACTCAAAGTTTAAGCATTCTCTTACCCTGTCCACACCATCAATACCAGAGTTTGGGATTGATTATCTTTTTAATCGTTCTGATAAAAAAGAGTGGTTTGTTACGTGTCCAAAGTGTAAAAAAGAACAAATATTAAAATACCCCGACTCAATAAGAGGGGATACAAAAGAGGCACGATATGCTTGTATATTTTGTAAAGCAACAATAACTAATGAAGATAGACGAACTGGCTCTTGGAAACCAACAGGCGATAATGATTGGGGAGTGTCGGGTTATCATATTTCGCAACTAATGGCACCTTGGATGAGTGCGAGAGAGATATTAAAAAAAGAAGAAAAGTCAAGATTAAACCCCGTTGCTCAATTATCAGGTATAAAAGACTTTCATAACTTTTGCTTAGGGGAAGCATACGGTGGAGAAAACCAGCCATTAAACAGAGAGCTTTTATTACAATGTATTCAGAATAAGTATAGTTTAGAAGAAACAGGCAGGAATTGTATAATGGGTATAGATCAGGGAGATAAGCTACATGTAACGATTTGGGTTAAGGAAAAAGATAATACAATTCGCTTAGTTCATACGGGAGTATACACCGACTTTGACACAGAGCTTCCTAATCTTATGGACACATACGGAGTTACCCTTTGCCTGATTGACGCATTACCAAACAAGCACTCGGCAAGGAAATTTGCTTTAATGTATACAGCAAAGGTATGGTTAGTATATTATAGTGATACTCAAAAAGAGTTTGTGAAATGGTATAAAGATGTAGAGTCAAGAGAATATCGGGTGGTTGTGAATAAAATGGAGTCTATTGACAGAATGGCGGGGAAGTTTCAGAACTATGAGGTAATCTTACCAAAACTATCACAAGAAGTAGACTTGTTAATAAGGCACTTGTGTAATTGGGCTAAAGACAAAGAGGAGAAGCCTGATGGTAGAGTAGTGTGGGTTTATAAGAAGCTAGGAGCCGAGCACTTGACAATGGCAACTAACTACGCTATGCTTGGAATTGACAAGCTGTCAACAGGCTCTTTGGCTGAACCTAAAGCAGAGGATATTCCTAGAAAGGATAAACCAATAACCTCTGGATTAATGGATATGAAATTTTAGTCAAAAAGCTTATGAAAAATAAAACAAAGGAAACAAAAAAACTTTCTTCAAAGAGATTTTCTTCAAGACGAGAAGTCGGTGCTTCAGGAACAACTAACTTTCAAGGGTATATTGATACAGATGAATATAAGTCAGAATTAAGCGGAACGACTCTTTATACTACGATTGATAAAATGCGATGGAGCGATGCTTCTGTTCAAGCTGCATTGTTATTATGTGAACTTCCTATACGTGCTGTTGGGTGGGATGTTGAACCTGCCGATGACTCTAGTGAAAGCGAAGAAATAGCTGAGTTTGTGAAGGATAATCTATTTAACGGGCTAATTACTAACTGGGATGATACACTCCGACAAATTCTTCTTATGCACCCATACGGTTGTATGGTTTTTGAAGTAGTTTATAAAATGACAGATGAGGGAAAGATTGGTTGGAGAAAATGGGCTCCACGAATGCCAAAGACAATAGAGAGGTGGAATATAGATCAGAACGGCGAATTAGAGAGCGTTGTTCAAAGAGCATATAAAAAAGACAATTTTATGGAAGCAATAATCCCTGTTCAAAAGCTAATGGTATTTGTTAATAGAAAAGAGGGTGATAATTATCTCGGAACATCTATTCTTAGACAGGCGTATAAACACTGGTTTTTCAGAGATAAGTATTACAAAATTGACGCAGTTGCACAAGAGAGATTAGGTATTGGTATTCCCGTGATAAAACTTCCTGACGGGTATACAGATGATGATTATGATAATGCCGTGAAAATGGGTAAGAATTTACGAGGACACGAAAAAGCCTATGTTGTTATAAAAACAGGTTGGGAAGTAGAAATGATGGATTTAAAAGCAAACTCATTAAAAAACCCTACTGATATGCTTGAACATCACACAAGAGAGATACTAAAATCAGTATTGGCACAGTTTGCAGACTTGGGCTCTAAACAGACAGGGAGTTTTGCTTTATCAGAGGATCAATCAACCTTATTTCTTCAATCACTTGACGCCTCTGCAAAAATTATTGAAGAAGCGGTTAATGATGAGATTAAGAAATTAGTTGATTATAATTGGAGTGTTGAAGAATATCCAAAGCTCACACACGCTAATATAGGAACAAGAGATTTTAAAGCAATAGCAGAAGCAATACAGACACTTACCTTTGCTAATGTCCTTACACCTGATACTGAGCTTGAAGACTATATGCGAAAACTTATGAAGCTTCCCGATCGTTCTGAAGAAGTAACTCCAGTTGCAGAGATTAAACAAGAACAACAAGAGTTAGGATTAGAGGAGCAGAAGATATCACAGGATCAGATGAAAAAAGGGGAATCAGAAAAAGGAGAGCCACAAAAGGGAGAGCCAGCAAAAGCCAGTGAGTGGAAAAGGAGTTTAACAAAAGCAGAAAAGAATGTCCGTTTTGATGAGATTAGGGATTATATGGATACTGCTGAACAGATATTAAATACTAAAATGGTTTCAATTCTTAATAGGGAAAAGATAGGGTTGTTATCAAGAATGGAAGACTTTATTAGAAGAAGGGATTTTGCAGACTTGAATAATGCAAGATGGACTGTTAAGAGCTTATATACTCAAACATTCCAAGAGGAGATGAAAAAGATTTTTGAATACGGGAAGTTAAAAGCAAGTTATGAGATTAAAAAGCCTGCTCCAATGACATCTTCAGAAATAAGCAAACGAATAACTAAAAGGGCTTTCTTTTTAGCCAATAGACACGAAAAACAAATGATGGATATTTTAAAAGGATTAGCTGCGGTTGCAATGATGGATCCGCAGATTACTGATGAAATGGCATTAGATAGCGTTAAGGAAGGCTTTGATAAATTCCTTAATAAGAACCTACCACCTACTGCTGCTCTTATAACGTCAGAAAAAATCAATGACGGTAGGGCGTTTACATTTGACTCTTTCAAAGACGATTTATACGGCTTTCAATGGAGTGCAATTCTTGACACTCACACTTGTAATTATTGCACAAGTATGGACGGCAAGATAATTGGAGTTCACGATAAAGCGTTCAGTGAGTATAAGCCTGGAGCAGTGCATTTTAACTGCCGATGTATTTGGGTAGGAATTACTAAGGAAGAAGAAAGTCCACCTCCATTTACAGGGATACCTGCACAGTTAAAACCGCAAACAATGATGGAGACTTGGAATTTTAGAGATTTAGAGCACCCTTTGCCTGGAAGTATCCAAAGAAAGAAAATGCCTTATGGGGTTGGGGTGTTTAAGGAGAAAAAACAATGACATCTTTACAAGAGATAGGACAACTCGGACAAGGATTAGCAACTGTTCTTTTATTTTTGTATTATTTGAATAAGAAAGATACTAGGGATACAAAAACCTATGACGCCTTTAATACTACAATAAACAATCATCTTAACGACTCAAAAACTGTAATTAAAGAAAATAGTAAGGCTCTAACTAAAGTTTCAGTTAATCTTAAAGAGTTAAGTTATAATATTAAAAATAATAAGAAAAAATTATAAGGAAATAAGGCTAAATTGGGAGAGTTTGGGAGAGATTAAAAGTATAAGAGATTATAAGAGATTATAAGAGATTAAATTTACAGGCAGAAAAGTAGCCATTATTAACGGTTTTAAATTATAAGAGATTATAAGAGATTTATAGTTGATAGTTAATACTAAACTATAGAGGAGTGTCTACAAATTCAATATTAATTTATGGAACAAGAACCTATAATCGTTGTAGAAGATGTTAGTGCTTTAGGAATTTTAGTATTCTGTTATACCTGTAATCAAGTTTTATATGAAGCAGAACATAAAAATCCTACAACACAAACAGTAGCAGATACTACAGCACAAGAACATTATGAAGCATATTCAGAAGATCATTCTG